TCCGACTATCCTGGATCTGTGCCACCCGACATTGCGGAAGTTCGCTCTGTTATTGAGCGTTACAGGATGGCGGCGTGGCAGGAAACAATCAAAGCCAGCGCAGAGTTGTCCGACAAACTTACGGAGAATCACAAGATGGGAATTGAAACAAGAATGCGTGATGCTCAGAACATTCAGAAGAATATGTCCGGCAAACCAAGCACCACCGATCTTCTGAAAGGTTTATTAAAGTGAGTGATCAACTACGCGCAATGGCGGACGCATTCGATGGGCATTTGCTCAATGTTCTACGCAATGGCAGATCCGTGTTCATGCCGGACGGAAGCAAGGAACAAATCGAAGCCACGGCGGCGGATCTCAATGTTATTCGACAACGCTTGAAAGATTGCGGAGTAACAGCCATGGTTGACGATGCCAGCCCGATTAGGAATATCGTGGAAGAAATGAAGCGTAGAAACTTGCGGGTTGGAGCATCCGACATGGAATCAGACCGCAAGGCTGTATGAACCAAGATTCCAAAGATTTAAACGAGTACATATCGAGGCTCGTAAATGATTTCCCATTTTTTTTGGAAGAGTTGTGGAAAGCCGTTGGACTTCCAAATATCGCGCGCCACCAGCTACAAATTGGGGATTGGCTTCAGAACGGCCCACGAAGGCGTGGAGTCCGGGCGTTCCGTGGAGCATCAAAGACTTGGGTCACTTTGGGTTTCTGTTTGTGGCGATTATTCACCAACGAGAACGAAAGGATCATGCTTGTCAGCAAGACCGAGAAACATAGCCGTGATTCCTTGTACATGGTCAGATCCTGGATCGATAGAGTTCCATGGCTTACTCACTTATCTCCATCAAACAAGGATGGCAACAGAGATAGCGCAACTCAATTCGATATCGCCACAGCACCAGCAGACCGAGTGCCATCCTTCAGCGCATACGGAATCGGCGGACAGTTAACAGGCGGACGAGCCACGATGATCATCGCCGATGACGTGGAAACAAATCAGAACACAATGACTCAAGATATGCGCGCGCGGCTACGCGAGGAGGTCAAGGAATTTGAGAACATCTTGATTCCCGGTGGTGACATTGTGTTTCTTGGCACTCCCCATCACGAAGAAACACTCTACGACAAACTTCTTGAAGCCGGCTACCAATTCTATTCTTGGCCGGCGAGATACCCTAAACCCGACGAGGCAGTCCCACAACTTTGCGTCAAGTTGCAGGATGACATGAAATCTGGGTCTGTTAAGCCTGGCGATTCCATTTGGCCGGAGCGTTTCACGGATCAGGAGCTGATGGAACGAGAGGCGGCGGAGGGACGCAGCACATTCGTCATGCAGTACATGATGATCACGCATATGTCTGACGGAATGAAGTTCCCGCTCCGACTAAACGATTTGATTGTGTTCCCGATGAACAAAGATCAAGCACCTGTGACGCTTTCGTGGGGCATGACCAACGATAGGGGTCGATCAACACGGTACGAGGACATTCCATCACTAGGTTTCGGCATAGACGCATTCCATGCTCCAATTTTTTGGGATTCCGAGTGGGCAAAGTACGGCGGCACAAAGATGTGGGTCGATCCGTCCGGCAGGGGCGCAGACAAGACTGGCTACGCCATAGTCAGCCACCTCAATGGATACCTATTCGTCAAAGCGGTGGGTGGATTTGACGGCGGCTACGATGAAACCGTCCTGACAGGCCTCGTTCACCAAGCGCAGATGCACGGTGTAGGCATTATCCACGTTGAAGACAACTTCGGCACAGGAATGTTCGCAAGCCTCTTAGATCCAGTCGTAGTACGCGCACGGACAGCCTCCAAGGGTGTGTGGGGTGCTTCAATTGAGCCTGTGCGGGTCAGCGGACAGAAAGAACTACGCATCATTACCACGCTAGAGCCGTTGTTTAACCAGCATCGGCTCATATTCCACCCCGATGTTGCTAGAAACAACGAACTTCAGAAGCAAATTACGAGAATTACACGAGTTAGAAACTGTTTAAGACACGACGATGAGATTGATTCTTTAGCAATGTGCTGTAAGATGTGGCAAGATGTGATGCAAATCGACCCTGAAGCGTCCGCAGACAACGCTAAATTGCGGTGGTTTAAGCAACAACTAGACGATCACATGACCGATATGGGCATGACAAACAATGAACCTAGATGGTTCAAACACAAGGTGTAGCATATGGACTCCAAAGAACTTAATTTCATGCAGCGCAGCGTCATCCAGGACTACGATCATGCTGGCGCATTAAATATAACCATGAACGAATCAATCCTAATGGTCGATAGAACAACCAATTTGCCGCTTGGCCGAGTGCCATCAGGCTCAATGGAGGGGCTAGTTATGCAAACAAAGTGGAATGCAAACTACGACACCACAATAAATGACGGTCTAAACAGCGGCATGACCCTGTTTATCGACAAAAAAACCAACCGCGAGTACCTGCTAGACCCAACTTCGCCCAAAGCCAAGGGCATGAAAGAGGTCAAGTAATGCCTCCGCCTACCCCCACGCCCCTGCTTCCAAGCGAATATGGATCGGCAAACTCTACCGGCGCAACTCAAAAATTTAAAAATCTCACAATCTACCTGCGTTTAACGCACACTAGCACCGGAAAACCAAATAGCAGCTTTATCAATGCCAGCGAGAATACATCTCAGCAAGTGGTTGCGCCAGATCGCGATATTGTTTTGGCTTACATGTCCACATCTCTAATAACCCACACAGGCACTAACGCATTTAGCCGTGCGTACCCCAACAAGGGCGGATTGTACCAAGAATTTGACCGCAGGATTGTACGCGCAGAGTTTAACTTTAGGGCTGTTGATGCTACGGCCACAGGAAATGACATCCCACTTAGAATCAACACCGTCACCATTAAAGCAAACAACCTTACAGCCGCCATTTCAGAAAATAATTACAACACCACATCACCGGCAAAGGCTTGGGACACCACAAGGCAACGCTGGTACTACCAAAGCGAATCTGACCAAGCATCACGCCGGCTTGAACCTAATTTTCTTGGTGCTGGAGCTGTGGGCATTGGTGACTATGGCTTTAATGTTACCAAGCTAGTCCAACGCGCCATGGCAAACGGTCACACGCCAATCTGCTTTGTAATTTATGTGGACACGGACGGACAATTCGGACTTGGTGGGGTATCGGATGATGAAATTCTAATCATTAGTTCAGAGAACCAGGTGGCTGGTACAGATGTAGAATCATATCCACGACTGACCACTTGGAGTACCACAATCAAGGGGCCGCCACGCACACGCCGACACGGCATTTGGAATCGCAGTAGAGCGTTTGTGTGAACAAATATTGCGCTGACACCATAATGTATATGTACGCCGAGCGCAGCGAGGCGTAACACCAAACCACAGACAGTAAACACCAGGCAATGACAGGGGATTGTTTGTGAAATAAATTTCACATTGTGATTGTAGTTGCATTTGTGAAATAAAATAAAAATTGAAAATGTTAGTGAGCGAATTTATGAGGGGTTCTCGTTAGTAACGCTGTCCGGCCATGCCCCCCCTGCCCCCAATCGTGAGCCGACCACCGCCAAGTCAGGGCTAGCGTTGGCAAATCGCACACGTTACCACGGCGGTGGCGGTGGCGTTCGTGTAAGGCGCACGGCGCAGTCGCACTAAGACTATGCCGGTCCGCCGGGCTCAAGCTTTGGCCGTGCGCATGTCGTCGCCCGGCAATATTGAGCGCACACGTTTGCCCGGACGTACCAACACCACCACCAATAAAGATTCTACGAATATTTGAAATTCTACAATACCAGTAGTTGACATCTACCATAGTCAAGTGTATTCTGTCCGTGCCGGGAGTTCCGGCAAGACACTAAACCACCTACTAAAGGACACACTATGAACGCACAAGACATCAAAGACATGCAAGCTTCAATGGCCAAGGACAAGGGCGTATGCGTTGGGCCGCATGACATTGATTCAAAGCTCCGGGGACATTGGGCCGGGCGCAACACGGTATCACCACCAACGCAAGGCGAGCTTGACAACCTTCAAAGCTTTATCGAGAACGCTTCACGGATCTACGAATGCAAGTTCGAACTAAGCCCGCAACACTTCACAACCCACCAACAAGACATATCAGATGCACGCTATTACGTTGTGCGCACGGCGGCCGATGGCCAACGCATCACCGGTTCGGTGTTCGCCGGTTGTCATACGGTCCGGGAGCTTCAATGTCTTCTCTATGCGTTCTGTCGAGCTTCGGAGTTCGCCCGGTGGATTGACAGCACCAACCAAGAGCGCATTGATGGCGGCTTTGATCCTGCACCACCACCAACGGAAGTAAAGTACTGTCTTCCCGTTGATCCGGGTTACTTCATTCCGCCAACGGTCGCCGGATACTATGATTGAAGTAGTTGAGCTCGACCACCGGCGCAAGCCGGTGGAAGAGCTTGCGACTTCTCGCAAGTTTACTAAACCACCTACCAGAGGATTCACACCATGATTGAAGTAAGTAATATTCCGGCGTTTCGTTCCGCACTCAAGGCCGTATCGGCGTTCACGTCCGGCGTGGACGGCGACACCCGGTACGCTTTCAATGGCGTATGCATCAAGAGCAATGGAACGCAATTGGAGCTTGAAGCGACCGACGGCCGCAAACTGGTACAGGCCAAGCTTGTCGAGTGTCGTCACAATCGAATTGAGAAGCTCATCTTGTCGCAATTGGCCATCAAGTGGATTGAGAAGCTAAGCTGCCCGGCTCTTGATTACTGCAAGCACAATTCCATTCTAAGATTTAGAAGTGATTCAATTGAGCTCATCAAGCGCACCGAGGGCCAATGCTATGAAGTTGTGGAATCAGTATCAAATGCGTTCTTGTACATTGATGGTACTTGGCCGCAGTTTGATTCTGTGATGCCGGCGATGGAATTGGACGTATCCAAAGAGGGCAGCGGCTCGGCGGCTTCGTACATGTCGTTTGAAGTCATGGCCGGGTTCGCGAAGTTTGCCAAGCTTGTTGCTGATTCATTCGACAAGAAACAGAAGGATGCAAGGATCATGCGCATGCAAGTGTCAACGCTCAAGAAACCAATGCGCATTGACCTTGCCGGGAACTATGGCACGCTCTACGTTGTGGTGCTTATGCCTTGTCACAACACGCAAAGCGCATTTGTCCACGACAACCAACGTGCGGCCGATCTAGAGCTTGATAAGCAGCATGCTTCATGCGGAAATTGCCAATTTCCGGTGCTCGAGCTCCCGGCCGGCCTGGAAGTAAAAAAAATTCCGGCCGTCGCCTAAGTTAACGGCCACGGGCGCACCGGCCGGAGCTCCTCCGACCGGTTGCCCGTAATCGTTACGGATGTTCTGAACACCTATCAAGGATGCATACAATGTTAGACAAGATTTTAAAGATGTTACTTACGATTGAAAGTGAAGGCGTGGCCAAGGCCACAATCGTTGACGCTATGAATACCCTCGCCAAGAAAAAGTACAGGGATGGGCCGGGCAAGTGTGTTTGTAGTGTTGACGTACTTCATGAATGGTTGGGATTGCAAGGCCTATTCGCCGAGCTTTATCAATACAATTTGAAGCACACTAAATCGATGCCATCCGGCTTGAAGTTGTCGGTGGATACCGGGGGTGCAAAGTGAGTCATCAAGTCAACAGCAAAGAATGGGCCGATCAATTCGAGCCGTACGCCAACAACATCCGGGAGCTTCTAGGCAACTTCCACGAACCATTCACGGCCGCTAACACCGGCCACGCCTTGATTGATTCAACGCTACAAGACAACGACGTGGACACGTCCGGCATGGACGGCGACCAACGTCTAGTAGCGGCGATTGACATCCTCAACAGCGACGACAACAGAAGTAGCCGGGAATACAACGAACGACTAGAAGCGGCGCAAGAAGCCATTCAAGAAGCTCCGCTTGCGGTTTACGTTCGTTCGGGTTGGGTTGACTTGTCCGAGGGCCGGGACGAATCGTCCAAGTACAGCGGCGACGCAACTCGATTGCTCGAGCCGGAGGAATTCATGATTCACTTGACCACCGGCGGCCCGGACGTGCGCATCACCGGGAAGCTTGATGATAATCGCATACCAGTTTCCGCCCGGATGCAGGTGCAGGATTGGGGAACTCAAATTGTAAATTTTAATGGGCTCGAGCGTGATGCCGCATTGGAATTTGCGCAACAGTTCTGTTTCGAATAAACCAACACCACCGGCCGGGCTCGACTAGCAACCGAGCTCGGCCGGCCCGGCGGCCGGGCGCAAGCGGCAACGGCCTAACTTGCCCGGTCCATGGTAAAAAAAATCAACCCAGCAACGGAAAGAACCAAATGAAATCAAATGACAAACCACAAGCCACACCAGTTGCCCCACCCGGGCCAAATGAAGGGGAACTAGCAAGCAATGCGGCCTATGACCAAGCTATTGACCAAGGCCACACAGAAGAAGAAGCCGAGGCCATAAGCAACGAAGTCTATGACGCTATTGAAAGCAAGGAAGAAACCAAATGAAACAATATCGCAAGCCGGGATTTATTATTGCCAAATTCAATTCGACATGTAAACAGACCGGCAAACCATTGCTCAAGGGAGAACGCATTGCTTACGATCCCAACACTCGGGAAGCGTTCCATGTAGATAGCAAGCGTGCCGAGGAAATACGGCTCAATGACTTCAATGCAACATTCAACATGCCTGATGCAAATTGGTGACTTGACATACCGGCATGGTACGACTACTGTGCCTATACCAAATCACGTTGGTTTGGATTCACTTGAAACCCTACCTAGGAAATGATTGTATGAAGACTAAAGTTATAATTACAGAACGAGAAACAAAGAAGTTTACTTATGAATTTGACGTGTCAGAAGAAGCGTCAAAGAACATTGAAGGGCTACAGGAAATGGCTTTACAGGCTCATTATGCGGAAGCCAAATGCATATCGGAAACGTTGATTGCCATTGACATCATGGGCGTTCAATTGGAAACAGTAGTGCCGGAAGTTTACAAGGCAAAGAAGGAAACCGATTGCGTTACGGTGGAACTGGTGGACCACCCGGAGTATCGATGCTTACTCAGGGTAGAGCATGGTTTGATCATTGTGGACATCCTCAAATTCGATTTGGTTACCGGTTGGCATGACGACGACGGATTGACCGTAGAAGACATGACAACGGATGACCAACAACGAATTGAGAATGCAATTGAAACCATGAAGGAAGATCCGGAGCTCAATTCTAAACTAGATTGAATTTTGCCCTACTTGCCGCCGTGAAATTTGGCGGCAAAGTGGGTGACAATTCTGTCACTTCACTCAACCCCTACCATGGAGATCGCATGAAATTTACACTCGCAGACATGAATCCAAACTTGTTTGAATCAGTTTGTCGATTCACTTTGACCACTTTATTATCCAATTCAAAGCTTGAAATTTCCCGGTTGCTAGGCCGGGACGAACGGGGCAAGAGCTCAAACGTGTTCACTTTTAAAGCGCAATTTAAGAACCATAAATATTTGCGATGGAATTGGAATGAAGGATGCATTGAATTCCAAACTCCAAAGATGCGCAAACTTAAAAAATGTATTTCAATTAGTCCATGCGTCAATGCTCACGGAACTGCGCTCAATCACTTCCTATCAACGTTTGTAACATGCACCACCACTAGGGACGAAATTACAGATCTTTGGCGTGGCGGAATTGAATTTGTGTGGGATAAAGATCCCAAGAGCGTTGACCGGTACGAATCGGCCTTGCGTCTTATTGACAAATATTATCAAGAAACCGTAAGTGATCCTATGTTCGCATTTATTACAAAGAACGGTGGCAAATATGATCGATAAAAAAAATCAACCCAGCGCAGCACATTTGACCACTTACATCAAGCTCTTGATGTCGGCCGTGGATCGTGTCTTGACAACGGATGTCACGGACAAACAACACCGGGAAGACAAAGAAGACTTGCGCCGGCTGGTATTCAAATTGAAGGGAGTAGTGCAATGAAGGATCAAGAGAACGACAACAAGCCAAAGACTAAATGGCAACTTCAACATTATTTCATTTATGGTTGGGACGAAGTGGACGACGAGCTGTACGACACAGAAGAACAAGCCATGGAAGCATTGCAAGAAGAGCTTAAACGTTTACCGGGCGAGCCAAGCGTTGACCCGGAGCATTGGAAAATTGAAGAAGTCGAAATTGAAGACGACGAAGACGAAGACATGTAGCCCCATCCATGGTGGCACAGCTACCCACATGCGCATGGTCAATACGCATGTGGGTAGTTGGTTGCCCTACCAAGGCTCGTTCACTATAGCCCACACGAAGGAAATATCAATGGAAGAAATCCCACTATTTGTATGGTTTGAAGCTTGCTACGTTGTTTGCGGCGCAATTTGTATAGGCGTTCTGTACCGGCTTGCAAATAACGAAAGAACAAACTAGAGTAAACACATGAGTAATAGAGCACGGCCAACACATGAATACGATGCGCTTCAAGTACCTCGCAGATTTCAAATCATCGAGCGCGTAAAGATTCTACAAAGTTTACTAGGCAGCAATGCCGGCGACGGCGCAACATATTCACAGTATGCTGCTGTTGTACTGGCAATTGAGAGCATGATTAAATCGCTTACACAACCTACCAAGGAGAACAAGAATGTCACTTCAAAGCAACGGAAATTCGTGGACGTTGGCAATAAACTTGCCTAACAGAATCGTCAGAATTGGAATTGGTTCTAAATCTAAATTGACAAAGCCGGCGGCAAACAACTTGGCGAACAACGTCCGGGCGCAGGTGTTGACGCAGCTGGAGGAGCGCAAGAATCCCGGCCTTCGGAATTCGTTCGGCGCATGGTTGCGGATTAACAATGTAGCCCCATCCACGGTTAAGAACCATCAGCAGGTGATGGGAAATCTTTGTGACTTTCTTGGCGAAGTCAGATTATTTTCTGTCACACCTTTGGATCTCATGCGTTGGATAGATGCCAACACTCACGCCATCGGAACAAAGCGTAAGTATGCGAGAGTTGCAAAGGCTTTCTTTTCTTGGGCAACACGGACATACACCATGCCTATCAATCCGGCGGAGAATCTTAAATCTAATCAGCCTAGGGTGGCGGCAGAAGAGAAGTTTACGCCCACCGCCGAGCAGGTTAAAATGTTGATCCATTGTGGGGGCGGTGGTTGCGTGATGTTTGCAATCGCCGCCCTTGCTGGCTTGCGACGCGGCGAAGTCTTGCGCTTAAAGGACACCGACATTGAATTTGAAACCAACAAGATCATGGTCAGGACAGAACGCTGTGTCGAGGGAAGCAAACAGCGATACAGGATTGTCAAACTAGATCCAGAACTGCGTACAATTCTATGGACAAAGGCATGGTGGCAATGGTTGCCCTCTTCCGCATCGGCCGCCAACAAGATGCTGACAAACGCATCAAAGCAGTTGGGAATTCCATTCACATTCAACTCTTTGCGCCGGTGGCGCGCCATGTCGTGGCGTGGAAAGTATCCCGATTACGTTGTAAACAAGTGGCTTGGACACACCGAGGCCGTGGCTAGATCAACTTACTTGAGCGTGGAGGACAAATACTATGACCAATGAACAGATTCGATACATGCTCCGCAACGTGCAGAAGGACATCGATAAATTAAAC